GTATTCCGTCAGGAGCACAAATTGGAAGTATAGGGGTATTTGAATAATAGGGGCATGTTACCTCAATGAATGGATTCAAGTCTACAAACTGTCGGTGAGAAAAGCTTGTACCCTTGTAGTTTGGTGTAGGTGGAGTGTTTTGCGACAGTACTGAACCAGCTACTGGTAAACTTGTGGCGGCATTGGCACTCGTTACATGAACAACGGGATTTTCTTGCACAGCGACATGAGAGATCGTGGGTTTTTCAACACCAAGACCATCATTGGCGACATACAAGAAAGCATCGTGCATTGTTTTTGGTTGGACGGCAACTTTGTAGCGGATGCTACCTCTCCAAAAGCGGTAAAGCCAGGAGAAGTAGTCTAGAGCAGCTACAGAGGTGTCTTCTTCCTTACCAAAATATCCGTTGCTAACTGTAACTTTTTGGTACCTACTTTTGAAAACCGTTTCAGCCCGAAACCCGAAACGTTTTATCAAAGAGCGTATGTTGCGCACATCTTCACCAATAGTCAGTGTTTTTGGCACTAGCGTGTTAGTTGTGTTCATACCAAACATGTTTGCAGCATCAGAAAAGTCATTGAACCCTTGATCTTGGAAGTTACCTAAGACTTGTGATTCGTAGTCTGAAGAAAAGTCGTAATCTTCATCTACCTTTGCAGGTACCTGACGACGACGTCTTGTTAGCTTCTCTACGATTTCTTTCTTAGTAACTGGTTCTAATTTCTGAGGTGTAAACATGTCAGTTTGTGTTGGTGAAGTTTCAGTACCATTACCAATCCTATAACGTTCGAAATCAGGTATTTCAAGGTCATAATCACTTGCGGCAGACACCCACATGTTGAGCTCAACGGATTGCTCAACAGTATCAGGGGCACGCAAGGCATTAAGCACTTCAGTAACCAAGATTCCGGTAGTTGCAGATTCGTTTGGCACAGCAGTGGGTGGTGCAAGTATCACTCGTTTGTACTGTGTGTTTGCAATATAAGGTATGGTAAACTCAATTTGGTCAGAAGTGCGTAAGTCAAGTACCCACGAGTAGCATGTATCCAGGTTGTAGTTCTGATTCAATTGTCCAGATGGAACAAATGCAATCCTCAAACGACCTGAATGGTATGCTGTTTTCGCAACGGTAACTTTGTACGTAAGCCCTCCTCGCCAGTATTGAAACGGTGCGGAAGCAAATGCCAACAATGTCGGGTTATAATTGTTCTGAAAACGCGGACAAATACCAGGATGCACAGCAATTTGATTGAGACTCGGATTAACAAAAGGATCAACAGACGAAGCCCATGGAAAGGTTTGAAACCAATTCGCATGTGAACAAACGTAGTTAAGATCCATTTCGTCAACCTTCGACCCAAACAAATCACCACGCATTTCC